AAGCCGCACACAGGCTTCTCCTCCTAGACCCTCCATAGGCATACCAGTGGGATACTAATCGTCCCGTGTGCGGCCTGTGTGTTCCTCCTATCGGCATTCGGAAGTAATCCTATAGCGTATTTGTGGAGCTATGCCATACCACACAATCAAAAACCGACCGCATGTACGGGCGTACAGGATCTGGAACAACGCCCGCCAGAGAGCCAAGAAAAACAACCTGGAATTCACCATCACCAAAAAGTGGATTCAAGACTGCTTAGAAAAAGGAGTCTGCCAAGTAACAGGTGTTCCTTTTGTCCTTGAGGTTTCAGAAGGCTCAGGCCGAGGCAATCCTTGGGGGCCAAGTTTAGACCGACTAGACCCTTCCCAAGGCTATACCCCCAAAAACAGCCAGATGGTCATTTGGATGTACAACAACGCCAAGGGGTATTCAGCCAGTCACGATCAAATCGTCGACTTTGCGAGAGCGTTACTAGCTTCTCAAGGAGAAATCCATGACGCAGTCGAATCCCCCGAATCAACTTAAGCTATTCAAAAACTTTTTATACATCGTTTGGGAACATCTGGGCCTCCCTGAGCCCACCGCTGTTCAATACGATATGGCCGATTGGTTGCAATTCGGCCCCAAACGGACGATCACTCAGGCGTTCCGAGGCGTTGGCAAGTCCTACATCACCTCAGCGTTCGCCGCCTGGCTGCTCTATTGGAACCCGGACATCTCGATCATGGTTGTCTCCGCTTCCAAGCAGCGCGGTGACGACTTCACCAGCTTTACCCTGCGGCTGATTAAAGACATTCCGCTGTTGCAGTTCCTCAAGCCCCGGAGCGGCCAGAGGGAAAGCATGGTGGCCTTCGATGTCGGCCCTGCGTCCGCCAAACATGCGCCCAGTGTGAAGTCTGTGGGTATCACAGGGCAGCTCACCGGTGGCCGTGCGGATATCATCATCGCTGACGACGTTGAGGTGCCGTCCAACTCGGCGACTCAGACCCAGCGAGACAAGCTCTCAGAGTCAGTGAAGGAGTTCGACGCTGTCCTCAAGCCTGAGGGCATCATCAAATACCTCGGCACACCCCAGACAGAGCAATCACTCTACAACGTGCTGCCCGAAAGGGGATATGAGGTGTGCATTTGGCCTGCCAAATACCCTGACCCCAAGCAGCTCGGTATCTATGGCCCCCGTCTAGCGCCTTGGATTCAGGAACGAGTCGAGAGTGACCCCTCAATTAGCGGTCGACCGACCGATCCTGACCGGTTCAATGAGGTCGATCTGGCTGAACGAGAGGCCTCCTATGGCCGCACAGGGTTCAGTCTTCAGTTCATGCTGGACACTCGGCTGGCTGACGCCGACCGATACCCCCTCAAACTCGCTGATCTGGTCGTCACTGAGGTCAACCATGAGATGGCCCCCGGCAAGATCGTCTGGGGCAACGACGAACGGTGCCGATACAGCGACCTACCGACTGTCGGCTTTCAGGGCGACGGCTACTATAGCCCTATCGCCAAGTCCACCGACCCTGATGAATGGGTTCCTTACCAAGGAGCCGTCCTCTCTATCGACCCATCAGGACGAGGTAAAGACGAGACCGCCTTCTCTGTCGTGAAGATGTGCCATTCGACGCTCTATCTGTGCGACTCAGGGGGCTTCAGAGGCGGCTACGACGAGGCCACTCTCCAAGGGCTGGCTAACGTCGCCAAGCGCAACCAAGTGAACAAGGTCATCATCGAGGATAACTTCGGCGATGGCATGTTCTCTCAGCTCTTCAAGCCCTACCTACGGCAGACCTACCCGGTTACCTGCGAAGACGTTAAGGCCTCCAATCAGGTCAACAAGGAACAGCGCATCATCGACACGCTTGAGCCCGTCATGAACCAGCACCGACTGGTGGTCGACAGGGATCTCATCAAGCGCGACTACCAATCCGTTCAAGACCTGCCCCCTGAAGAGGGACTTAGCTACCAGCTCTTCTACCAACTATCCCGGATCATGAAAGAGAAGGGAGCCTTACGGCACGACGACCGTCTCGACGCCCTCGGTCATGCCGTCGGGTACTGGGTCGAACAAATGGCCCGAGGCCAAGAAGAAGCCCTACAGGCCCACAAGGAAGAGCTACTACAGCACGAACTTGAGCGGTTCATGGACAACGCCCTGGGCGGCCAAGGGAAACCGAGGGGCCGCAACTGGACTTCAACGGTATGAGCCGCAGAGAAATCCTGAGAGGGGCGGTAGGAATCGTTCTCCTACTGTCCCCTTTTGTCCCCGAAAAGAAACCACACAGCGGCTTTGAGGAGCCACAGGACTGTCCTTCGCCCTGACTAGAGGAGCTACTAGACGGAAGTTCATCGCCTCTATATGGAGATACATAGGGTGACCGAGGGTGGGCAAGGGGGAACCCGTGGATGTTTATGCCGCGTATCTGAATGGGTATACGCAGAGTGCCGCGCCGCGATTCCCCCCGTGGCCCTCGGCTCCCCACGCGCACACGAAAAGGCAACCGGGGGTGGGGGTGTGCGCCCGCGTGTAGCCCTTTCGCGAGCGCATGTTGCGCCCGATTCGGCAACACCGGCGGCCAAAATGGCGGCATGGTGCGATCCGTCAGGGGATGAATAATCCCGTGGGGCTGGCTCAGGGGCTGGCCACGGGCTGGCTCAGGGGCTGGTCACGGGCTGGCTCAGGGGCTGGTCACGGGCTGGCTCAGGGGTTGATAGGCCGCATTGATGGGCTATATGGGTTCGATAGTTTATTTTAATCGGATGTTTATTGATTGATTAGTCTTTTTTCGCCAGCCCAGCGTACCTACACGCGCACCCACGCGCACCCACGCGCGAGCCTGGCCGCCTCGACCATCCATAACTCACTGATCAGTCAGGGAAAATTCAATCTTTTGAAAAAAGTTGCAGATCATCCCTTGACGTATCCGATGGCGGATCGGTAGCTTGTGAACCGTCGAAACGGCAAACCGAAACAAACCGCAAGGGGAACCAACATGATCGATATCAACCAGTTGATGTTCGAGGTAATGATGGACAGGGCATTGGATGACGCTGAAATTACTGGCCGCCTGTATTCAGTCTATTCAAATTTCCACGGCGATTGGATTGTCCGCAATTAAAGGCCCATCGATGGGGATTGGTACGCCAGTTCCCATCCGTGAGCCAAACCGAAACAAACCGCAAGGGGAACCGATATGCAATTTGAGATCTGCGCTGGTGACTTCGCAAAGCTTATGGCCAACGAGGGTTTCTCATTCGATGGTCTAAATGCTCTGTATTGGCACTTGAAAGAGAATGCGCTCGAAGCTTATGACCGATTTTCCGTCACCAGTAAATATACTGAATTCACTTGCGCCACCGAAGCGCTAAAGCAAACCGCACTCGAGGATTATCGCCAGATACTGGCAACAATTGAAGACGCCGACGGGTACACGCTCGGCCGGTCAGATCTCCTCAAATTGGAACTTGAGTGTCTCAAATTCCTAAAGGATGAGACCACGGTACTGGAGACCGCCGCCGGCGTGATCATCGATACCGAATTTTGATTGATAGGCCCATCGATGGGGATTGGTACGCCAGTTCCCATCCGTGAGCCAAACTGAACCACAAGGGGAACCGCAATGAGCTATCACATCCACATGACTCGCAAGAGTGGCAACGCCAAGGTCGGGCCCATCCCGGTCACGACCACGGATCAGCATACCTGCCCGGTAGGTTGCCCGTTGAACACCGATCAAGGCGGCGGATGTTATGCCAATGGGGGCCCGCTCAAGCTTCACTGGAATAAGGTCACCAATGGCGAGCGCGGTACAGGCCTCGAGGAATTCGTGGGCAAGCTTCAGGCACTGCCGGATGGCCAGCTATGGCGGCACAATCAGGCGGGCGACCTGCCCGGTGACGGCTACCAGATCGACCGTGACGCATTGGGCATGATTGCCCGCGCAAACCGGGGGCGCCGAGGGTTCACTTATACGCATTATGACGCCGAGTCGGATCCGGTGAATCGCGAGGCGATCCGCGCCGCCAATGCCGAGGGCTTCACGGTCAATCTGTCCAGCGATAGCCCATCCCACGCGGACACGCTGGCGAATCTGGGCGCGGGCCCGGTGGTGACGTTGCTCCCCGGCGATCAGACCGAAAACAGCACCACGCCCGAAGGCCGCAAGGTGGTGGTATGCCCGGCGACGATTAAGGATGGCGTGACATGCGCCTCATGCGGGCTCTGCCAGCGGCAGACCAGCGGCAAGGGTGAACGCCCGGTGATCGGGTTTCCTGTCCATGGGTCGCAAAAGCGCAAGGCGGCGGCGGTTGCCGAGCGCGATGACCGGGGATACTTCGGGATTGCGGTTTGACCTGACCAATCCGCAACCGGCACGGTTCGGTTCATCGATGGGCATCCGCCGGGTGTCCATCCGTGAACCAGACCAAACCAACGGGAGAAACCAATGGGACGCACGATTACCACAATGGACGCCACCACGGCACCCGCCATC